ACAAGTAATTGATAATGAAGGTACTAAAATTACTAATCAAACTATGGAACTATTAGCATGCGTACAAGCATTACAAATTATCAAAGATAAAATTTCAAATGGTCTAAAAGCAAAAATTATATTTGTCTATACTGATTCAACTTATCTCATTAATTCTATGACTAAATGGTATAATTCATGGGAAAAAAATGGATGGAAAAATACAAAAGATAAAGATGTTGAAAATAAAGAACTCATTCAACTACTTTATAAACTTAAATCTGAATTTATTGTTATCTTTAAACATGTTCGTTCACATCAAGACCCTCCTACTAATAAAAAATCAGATGAATACCAATTTTGGTATGGTAATTTTATGGCTGATAAATTAGCTACTGATGCGTGTAAAAATTTTATAAAAGAAAAAGAACAAGAAGCATTATTAGAAGTAATAAATGCGAATGTTGAAGATGTATCTGATAATGCTGGCAATGATGATAATACTTCAAATAATAATTTAGAATCTGATATATTAAATGCTGTATCAAAGGCTAAATCAAAAGTAGGGAAATCTTCAACTAAGAAAAAAGTTAAAAATAGTTTAAATGTCTGAAATATATGAAATATCTGAAACGTCTAATTTAACCATATCTAATATTGAATTATCTATTTTAATTATTGAATTTATTAATTTTTTTACTTCAAATTCATCCTGATAAACTGATTCTGTTTTTAGTTTATTTATAAACTGTTCTATATCTACAAAATCTCTAATATATTCTAATAATCCCCTAATATGGTCAAGCATTTTTAATCTAAAAATTGCTCTTGAATCTAAATCTTTTGTTTCATTATATTGTACTCTGAAATTACGATATGATTCATTTAAATGTTTTTTTATATATGATGAAAATACTTCTAATATAAATATTTTTTTCTGATTATGAATATATTTTTGATTCATATTTGTTTGATTCTGTATAATATTATCATATGCTAATATATGATGTAAAAAATCATTATATTCAATTGGAGACATTGCACCTGGATTAAAAAAGAATCCATTTTCAATAATTGGTTGATTTCTTCTATCAGTTAAATCATAAAAACATCCTAAATCATTATAATATCTTGAATCAATTAAAAATCGTTTTCTAACATCAAATTGTATTTCCGGATCAAACATATTTATTAATTCATCTTGTAAGTGGTACCAATTAAAACCAGTATAATTAGATACCATTAATAATGATTTAGGATGTGTCATCAATGCATATGATACCAAGTCAATTAAAAACTTTCTACCAAATTTAACATACTCTATATCTTGTTCATAATAAGTACTTGGATCTATATATATACCATTTCTAATAGTATATACCTCTAAACTTGGTATACCAAATTCATTTATTTCTGATCCAATATATTTATCAAATGTAGGTAAATGGGAAGATGATTGGACAGATGATTGGACAGATGATTGGACAGATGATTGGTCAGATGATTTGACTAATCCTGTTGGAACTGATTCAGTTTTTATTGTGTCTACATATTGTTCTGAATTAATTAACTTAATATCATAAGATGAATCCATTAATGGTGTTTTTGTATTTGGATCAATTAAAATTAATACTTTTTTTTTGTATGGAAGATTTGCCACATAATCAGGATATTCATGTCTATCATTTGATTCTGGGTAATGATCTCGATAATTTGCAGAACCAATTGCTACATAATAAAATATAGGATAAGTATTATGATAATTATGGTTGATAACTGTTTCTAATATTGTTTCTAATACTGCTTCAAATGGTTTAGTGTATGATTTATCGTATATTTTATCCATTATTTAATAACTATAAGAGTTATAATAACTGATCAAATATTATATGTTATAATATTTTTCAAATTTTAATTTTGATTATGATTATAATTATGATTATGATTATAATTATGATTATGATTATAATTTCATTATTGGTAACTAAGTAATATTTGCGACAAAACAATGCATAATATATATTCATTACCATTTAAATATTATGATTTTAGTGCAAATCATAATAAAAATCATATTAAAAAAATTGAAAATTTTTTTATGATAATATTTCATTAATATAATTAGTATAACCCAAATTATGAGCAACGCGTACGACGAAGCATTAAAACATCTCAAAGGAGCGTATAATTCGTCCAATGAGCGCGAGATCAATTATCATATTGATCGAGCAAACGAAATTTTCAAAAGTGAAGCATTTTTAAATACTGTCAACATCAGCAACACCTACCACAGCAACAACAATTATCAATACAACATTGCTGGCGGACCTGCGAATACCATATCATCGTCTGGTCACACATGGTATGGTATGGGACATGGCATTGGATATGGAGGAGCTGCACCTACTTCCAATTATTACGGAAGATCGTCATAAATCTTTCATTTCTGGTGACTTATTAAGTATCAAACTAAAATTAAACGAAAAACTTTTTTCATTTAATTTTCTTAAAAATGATAATATTCGATAAGATATAAAATTGGAATTTCCTTTCATATCTCATTAAAATACACAAAGTATATGACAATGAACCATTACTATTAATTTAAATTTAACATAAAACTTTTTGTGTTTGATTTTTATTTTGATTTTTATTTTTAGGAATAAATATTTCATCCATATTTTTAATATCCAATAACATTTTTTTTATATTAGGTCTACAATCTGGATTAATATTTAGTGTAGAATTTATAAATCTGATAACATTTTTACAAGTATTTTCATCTAAACCAACATTTTCATGGTTTTCAGAAAAAACATCACTTAATTCCCATCTTTTAATTTTTTTACCAACATTCAAAAGATATCCTTTTTCATCATATAATTTTTCACGATTCTCTGAATTAGCTATCATATGATCTGGTACTTTACCCATTAATTCTTCAATTAAATACATATGATGAATATCTCTAGATCTTAAATTATCTTTTTCAGGATCTAATAATATTTCACCTGTTAGAAGCTCAAAAAATATACATCCAATTGACCAATAATCTGTTTTTCTATGTAAACCATGACCTAATATAATTTCAGGAGCTCTATAATATCTAGTTTGTATTTCTATAGAAGTATCACCAAGATTTTCATTAGTATCTAATACAAGATTAAAATCACATATTTTAATACAAATATTTTTTAAATAATCTGATCTAACTTTACATGATTTCATTTGTTTTTTTACATCAATCATATCATTTTTCATAAATTTAATAATAGTTTGAGTTATTTTTTTATAAATTTTATATGATGTTAACCATTTATCATCTTCAGAAATTGATTTTTTTTCTAGTAATTTTTCCATTTTTTCATCATGGGTTTTTTTAATAAATTGATCTTTACCAAATGTAGCAAATAAAAGCTCTGCTTCTCGATTTAATCCACATACTAAAATATTTTCAGGTTTTAAATCAGTATGCATCAAATTATGTTTTTCTAATTCTTTTATTCCCAATAGAGTTTGTCTAATAATTTCTTTGCATATTTCCAAAGGTAAACCATCTTCATATTCATCACATTTTAATAAATCAAAGGTAGAACAAGCCATAAGTGGTAAAACAATAACAATATGATTACGTTCTTTTTTATTTTTATTTTTGTATGATTCTTCGTAATATTTTGAATGAATTGGCGTAACTTGAAAACATTCTAACATTGTCAATAAATATGTATTATCAAGTTTTTCTAGTTTTTTATATGTTTGTAATTCAATCATCCCCTCTTTGTAATCTTGTGGATTAATAATTTTAATAGCAACTAATTCATTATTATCAACATCATATGCCATCCACACAGAACTAAATGATCCATAACCTAATTTTTTAAGAATCAAATATCTATTTTTTAAAACTTCGCCATAAAATTCATTACCATTTGTTTTTGTATTAAATAAATCATCGGGATCAATTAACATTTTTGTAGATTCAGATTCAGATTCTGTTTCTGATTCATTATCAGAATCATTATCAGAATCATTATCTGAATTAGAAGATAAATTTTCAGATTCTGAATCAGAATTAGAATAATAATCCGAATTAGAATCAGAATTAGAATCCGAATTATCTGAATTTGAATTATTATCAGATTCTGATTCAGAATCTGACATTTTTTTATTTGGATCAACTACTGCAAAATGTCTAGAAGTTAAAAAATATTCAGTATCACTTTCGCTTAAACTCATTTTTATAATGTTATTTATGAAAAAAATAATTAATATTTAACATTTATTAAACAATATTTATATTGCGGTTTTTTAATATATATTATTAATATATTATACACTTATGCAAAATATATATAATTCCATCGTAAGAATAACCGCGAATAATAGGGAAATTGATTATTTAAATCCTAATAATATTATTATCGAAGGACCTTCAATAGGCACGGGTTTTTTTATAACATCAAAATATATAATAACTTGTGCTCATGTTATTGATACAGCACAAACAATTTCATTTACTATTCCAACAATATCAAATGAAAAATATGAGGCAATTATCAAGGGAATATGTCCATCATTAGATTTAGCAATTTTAGAAGCAGTTAATTTCAAATCTAAGTATAAAATTAATATGCCCAAATCTGAAAATATTAATATTCAAGATAAAATTAGTGTTATTGGATTTCCATTAGGTAGAAATAATATTAAAGTAACACAAGGAATTATTAGTGGGTTACAAGATGGTTTTATTCAAATAGATTCTGCTATTAATTCTGGTAATTCTGGGGGTCCCTTGCTTAAACAAATTGATAACTATATTTATGTTATTGGTATTATATCATCTAAAGTAGTTAATGCAGATGGTGTTGGTTTTGCTATTCCAATTCAATATCTAAAAATATTTACTGGACAAAAACCAACAAATAAAATTTATAATTCATGTAATTTTTTAGCTAAATTTTCAAATACATCAAATTCAAGATTAGAAATGATAAATAATTTATTAAATCCTAATTCAAATCAAATAAAATCAGGTTATACTCTATCAAAAGTGTCAAAAAAATCCCCATTGGTATTAAATGGAATGGAAGAAGGTGATTTAATAACGCACTTTGATTCTAAGATTATTACAAATTTTGGAGAAATAAAAATAGATCAAACTCAAAATTTAAACCAAAATTTAAACCAAGATTTAAACCAAAATTTAAACCAAGATTTAAACCAAGATCAAATAAATAATCCATTAAATAATCTAAATATGCAATATAAAATTAATTTAGTAGATTATGTAGATAGTTTAATACCAGGAGTAGAATATAATTTATCATTTTATAGTTTTAAAACAAATAGTATTCAAAATAAAAAAATAGTTTTTTCTATTGAAGATATGCTTGGAATAAAAAAAATAATTCCATTTATAGATAAATTTGAAAGTATTAATATTGGTGGATTAATAATTACACCACTTACTTTTAATTTAATTGAAAAAAAAACAAAAATTTTATTTAAAATAAGAAAATACGCTTCTTATACTGAAAGATTTTATCCAAAAATTATAGTTACAAATATATTACCAACAAGTCCATTTAGATTTAATGAAAATATTAATAGTGGCGATATAATTACAAAAGTTAATAATATTAGTGTAAATACTATTGATGAATTAAAAAAAATACTTTTTGAATTAAAACCAAATGAATATGTGACTATTGAAACAGAATCTAATATAATTGATACTATTAGTTATAATCAAATAAAAAATGATATCAAAAAACTTAAACAAATTGTAAAATAAATCATTTAAACACCTTTTTTAATTTTTCTTCTAATGTTTCAATTGTATCTTTTATTTCATAATTTATTATAATTAATCAAAACATTGTTTTTTATATACGGTAATTCTTCAAATGCTATTGATAATACTACTACCATTGGTCTGTCTAATTTAAGAGATTTATTCTCTTTTTTTTAATAAGATCAAATCATAGAAATAAAATGGTAAATAAATGAGAAAAAGGTATAATCCATATAATTATCCATATAATTATCCATATAATTATCCATATAATTATCCATATAATTATCCATATAATTATCCATATATAAAGAAAATATTATATGAGAAATAAATAATTTCCATAGAAATAACTTTAATAATTATTAATTCTATTAAAAAATTGAATTTTTAATTAGATTTAAAGTGTTGATTTATAAATGACTATAAAACATATAGAAATGTCGAATTTAACGAAAACCATTAAAAATTCATTCTCTGCTTTGTCCAATGACAAGCATGATTATATCGTATATTCAGAATCTTCTGATGATATGCAAAATACCAACATAGATTCAATTACACATATTGATAATCAAGATAATCAAGATAATCAAGATAATCAAGATAATCAAGATAATACTAAAACTATAACCAGTAAATCAATGTCATGGTCGTCAGTGGTTTCTGCAGCTAGTCCTGGAGTGATTTCTACAGGAAAGCCCGATGTATATGAACCATCTCAAACTGTTCATACTGTTGATGACGCAAAAGTATTTGATGATAGTGATGAAGGTTGGGAACAAGCAAAATCTAAAAAGAAAGGATCAAATACTAAATCTAATAGCTACCAACCTAATAGTTATCAATCCAAAAGCTATCAATCCAAAAGCTATCAATCTAATAGCTATCAATCTAATAGCTATCAATCTAATAGTAATAAATCCAATAGTAATAAATCTAATTATAATAAGAATGGTCAACAATTTGGAAGAAATCGAGATTCATATTATAAAAAACCAAATTCTTACAATTCACGTGATGGTTCAGATAATTCAAATAATTCAACACCAAAAGATTCTGCAACAAATGATCTTATTGATGATGCTAATGAAAGTAGTGTTCCCAAGAGAATTATGGATATTCCTATTAATAATGGTACAAATAATACATCATATAGAAATGAATCTAGTAAACATCAAGAACATAGTGAGAGATCATATGTTAAGCCAATATCATCATTTACCAAATTAGAAGCTTCTAAACAGAATAGAAGTGGTCAAGTACCTACATCTAATAGTGATGAATCTCAAGTAGCAAAGAAAAGTTTTACCGCAAAGATAGCACCTCGTAAAACAACTATTGATTTGCCAGCATATTATGGTGTTAGATCTGGTAAAGATCCTTTTGAAATACCACAACGTGAATATGAATGGGTTAAACGAGTTGGTGGTCTAGAAAAGTCAGAAACAATCGATCATATGTTCAAAGGAACATTAGCTTGTGCGATTTCATTTTTTGATAATTATATGGTAAAAAATGAGTTTTTCAAAGATAAAATTTCAACAGATGAAGCAAAAAAAGACGAACTTATTGAATTAGTATGTATGCAAACCGCTGCTATTCTATTTCATCGTCTAATTAAGTCAGATTCTAGTGATATTGTAAAAACAATTTTGACAAATCTTCCTCTTTACAGAACTGTATCAGGAAATCCAACTGAACGTTCTAACTCATGTACTTCGGCTGGTTCGATTGCATATATGCGTGTTCGTAGAAATTTTATTAATGATTTACGTATTTCCCAAGGAAAAACAGCAACTAAATGCACTAATCAAGAAAAACAAGCAGCAGCTGATAGAGTTTCTTCAACAGAAAAGAAATGGTTAAATTATATTCTTCAAAGTGTTTGGAATGGAAACAATCCTATTCACGATTGTTTATATTATGGTGCAAATCAATCATTGGAGTTTTTATTACTCAATTATATCCAACACTCAATGCTTCATCAATTAAATCATATGATGCTTATTCCAAATATTCAAAATGAAAGTCATTTGACAATCATTGAAAATGGTATTAAGGCAAATGAAAATAATGGTTCTCTCAATATTATCCGCAGAAAACAATTTAATGATTGTGCACATCTATATAATTCTACTATTAAAAGTTTGTATGCTCAGATTAATAAATTAGTAGATGAAGAAGCTGGTGAAATTCTATCACAAAGTGCTATCTCAGATTTAGTTGATAAGAATATATCTTCTAAAAATGATACCAAAACCGGAAATTCTAACGAAGAATCTGATTGTATAGGTTCATCTTTAACTGATGAACATATTTTGGCTTCAGACTCTGAATCAGACGTAGATACAGGTTCAGGAACAGGTACTGGTTCTGGTACTGGTTCTGGTTCTGGTACAGAAGGTGATAATGCAAATATATGTTCACTAATTTATAATGGTGATGTCGAAGGAATGTCTAAACACATTGAGCGTTGTGCCAAAAAGAATCAACACAAAATAATTGAAAAAACATTTGAACTCTGGAAATTAACAGCTGAAGCAGATCATACTGGTGCACTAAATGATTATATTAGTGATGTTGAGTTTCTTTGTGCAGATTTTCTCAAAAAGACATCAGTCATAACTGAATCTAGCTAAAAATAGTGAATTCAGCTAACTTATACAAACGGTAAAATATTTTCACTACTAGAGTCTATTAAAGATTTCATTTGATTAGATTTAATTTAATTAAATTTAATTAAGTTAAATTAAATTTAATTAAGTTAAATTAAATTTAATTAAATTTAATGTATATTCTGATTATATTGGAGTGATTTAAATTTGTCTAAATTTATTTTCATGTATAAATTTAATTTCATCTTCTAAATTTTTTATCATAGATTCAATATTATCTAAATCAGTTGTTGGAAGAAATTGTATTAATTCTTTTTCAAATAGATATTCAAATGGTTTAAATATATAATAAAAATGCCATGGTAAAACACTGGATTTAGGCAAGGATAAAACTATTAAATTATGTAAATTTAATATCATATATGGATATAAATTATGAATTATTTTATAAAAATCAATAACTGATATATTTGGCTTATTTAATTTTAAGAATATTCGATATAACTCTTCATAAATATATTCTTTGATTCCATATTTTTGATATAATTGTTCAAAATTAACATTATTTAATTTATCAATCAAATGAAATGGGACTCTTCTATTGATATATGATTTTTTATCAAATCTTTTCTTTTTTTCAAATATATATTCTACTAAATCAATACAATATGTATTAATATCTGCAGTATATAAATTTAATATATTAGTATCTGGATTATCAATATTTTGATTTTGAAGAGTAATAAAATTATCAAGTAATGTTTCTTGATCAAAATTTGATTTGGATAAGATTTTTTCAACAACATGTGCATAAGAAGAATAATTACCATGAATAATAATAGTACTAATATTTAGAGATTTTGCTAAACCACTTAACCAATGTAATAGATCATTATCTGGAATATTATTTTTTAAACCAGAAAACCGATGATAATAATTAATACTAATAATATTTCTTATTTCAACTATTAATTCAATTTCACCATTGGATGGATTTTGTATAGTCAGATAGATTTCATCGCCTAATAATCTATTTTCATCATCAGATTTTTGTAAAAAGAAAAATTTAGAATAAACCTTATTTTGTGTAAGAAAATAGGCGGAAAATTTATATGTGGTTTGTCCAATTTTTGAATAGAAAAATCTTCTTAAATTAACTTTTGTCAAACTATTAAAAAAATTATACATTGATTCTGATGTATTTTTTCCATAAGATTTATTAAAAAAATCTATTTCTAAAATAAAACCATCAAATTTAAGATAATTTGATGTATAGTCCTTAATATCGTAACTAATTGTTTCTACATATTCAAAAACATATTTTTTAATAATTTTTCTTTCTGCTAATTTATTCCAATGATAATATTTGAAATCACTATCAATACTAACTAATTTTAGTTTAGATGGTGGTAAAAGAACTTCTTGTTCATGTGGATAATTAGAATAGGATTCAATTAAAAGAGCAATTCCAGGAATTTTCTTTTTTAATTTTATTTTTAATATGATAAAACCAAATACATTATCTTTCATCGAATAAAATGGATTTCGCGTAGTTGAAATAAAACTACGCTCATTAAATATATCACCTATTTTTAAATCACTTAAATAATCATCTGATTCTATAAATCTATATACCTCATAATCTGAATCAAATTGAGGTGCTTTTTTTATAATTTGTAAGATATTATCAATATGTGTATCCAATTCAGGATCTGTTGTAGAATTTGTATTTCTCAAATAACTATTAAAATAATAAGATCCAAATAAAGAATAATATTGTACATATGATTTTGCATTATTATATAGAATGTATAATTGATTGAATATTAACATTTGAGTTTTTATTTCATATTCAGATAATGAATCACAGATTTTTTTTATTTCTGATTTAGAATATGACCATGGATTCTTATTTGTAAATTCTACTAAATTTAAATTAAGAGCCATCGATACTAATTCAGATTTTGTATAATAAGGACTTTGATAATTTTGATATGGTAAATATGATGGTTTTATACATGATGTTAATTCTCTTGTAGTTGGATTAGTATTTAAGAAAATATCTGTAAATGTCTCCTTCAATAAAATAAGATTAAAATTAGATAGAAAGTTAATATTTTTATTTATTTTATTTATATATTGATCAATCCATTCAGCATTTGGAATTTTAATATTGTGCAGTTCTTTTATTGTATTTTGAAGCAAGTTCATAATACGATTATCTGGAAATCTATAATCGAATATAGAGACTTTTATAAATACATCTTCAGCAACTATCAGATATATATTTTTTGTTGTATAATCAAATAATGGGATTTTATATGATAATCTAGATAAATTATTTTTTTGTTCTGAAATAAATTCTTCTAATTTAGCTAACTTAGCTGACTTAGCTGAAGCAGCTGACTTAGTTGACTTAGCTAAATCATATGACAAATCTAATTGACCCAATTTGAATAATTGATCCAATATCGTTTGATCTGATTTTAATTGATCTATTGATACTAAAAGTGCTAGATTATTATATAATTCATCAATTACGTTTAATTCGTCTACAATTACAATATTATTTGATTTATTTTTTGGATAATATAAAACAAATTTCATCTTATATATGATATATATAAAAATATCTTCTATTAAAAAAAAATCAATTTTAATAATTTATATTATTAATTTTATTAATTTTATTAAGATTTAATATAAATGACAATTAAATATATTAAGTCCTTATTGGATAATAAAATTATATATGATAATAAGAAATTAAATAATAATATAAACATAACTAATAAAAATATGTTATTTAGTCCATATAATGGAATTACTGATACATATGAAGATTATTATAATCATTTAAATAATATATTAAAACCAAATGTATATTTGATTAAACATAATAAAAAAAAATATATTTTATTAATTAATAAATATATTTTTCCAATCAACAAAAGTCAACAAATTATTTTAAAAAAATTAATTGACTTTTTTAATAAAACTGAAAATCAACAAATTGAATACATTTTTAAAAATAATAATTTGTCAAATATTATTCAATCTGATCTTTATACTTTTTACAAAAAAATCCTAACTGATCCAAACATAAATTTAAATTTTATGAATCAACTTTTATCAATAAACAAGAATTGCCCTAAAACCCATAATAATAAATGTAATCTATTATTTTTATTTTTTATTATTAATATATTGATTAAATTATATCATTTAATACCAATTTTATATCATTATCAACTAAATCAAATACTAAATGATATCATTAATTTTGACTTTCTTGGTGCTAAAATAAATATATTAAATCTATGTATGAAATTTAAAATTAATAATCAATCAATTGAAAATTTTATAAAACAACTAGTTTTTGCAATAAATTCCATACATAAATTAAAAAATATTAATTAAATAAATATTACTTCTTGACTTTTGTTTTGGTGCATTTTGATTTTGTTTCTTTTGTTTCAGTGCGTTTCGAATTTGCATAACTTAATATATTCTCTTGATTCCTTATATGCTTTGCACTATAAGTACCATTATTACGATCTTTTTTCGACGATCTTTTATCTATACGATGCGTATCTACTTTATGCTCCATTTTATAATAAATTATTAGTGTAAAATTTAGTATCAGATTAGCTTATTAACAAAATTTTTTATTCAAATTTTTGTTAATAATCAGTTAAGTTATCAAGATTTATAAAGATTTTTTTTGCAGAAGATCTATTTTACTTTATAAAAATTGAAATTATATATTACAATATTTATTTCATATATCAAATATCATAATATATATTACAATGCCAAACAACTCAATTAACTATTTTGCTCAACAAGCTTTGACAGAAGCTAAGAAAAGTCCTATGTCTAGACAGTATGGTGCAATTCTTATTCATAATAATAAAGTTATATCACGAGGTTTTAATTATTATAAGTCCAACATCACTAGTAATTTAAAGTGTTGTCTTTTATGAGATTAATAAATATACTATACATGCAGAACAAGACTGTATTGCCAAATGCAAAAATAAGTCATTGATCAAAGATTCATATATGATTCTGGTAAAAATTACAAATTCTGAAGAAGTTGGTCCATGTCAAATGTGTCAACATATAATTGATAAATATAAAACTAGACGTGTAATTAGTTTTGTATTCGAAAAAACATAAAACTAAATTATAAACTAAAACATAAAATTAAATCATAAACTAAATTATTTTATTGCATTTTACATTCTTGTTGATTACCCCCCATACGTTGCCCGCCTGATGTAAAAACTCTAGTTGTTCCACTCATACCTGGGAAACCTCCACTCATACCTGGGAAACCTCCTCCCATACCTGGGAAACCTCCCCCAAATATTTGTTCAAATATTTCATTATTATTTTCATTATTTTCATCATTATCAGAATCTAGATTAATCTCTTTTTCAGTAATTATATGAATATTTTTTCCCGGAGTCGCTTCTGATTTAGTAAATTTATAACCAAATAATTCTTTTAATTTAATAAGTTGTTCTTCAGTTAATTTAACATTATATTGAACATCAAAATGTATTTCGATATCTGATCTACTTAATCTATCAAATTCATCACAAATAGTTAAACCTTTTCCTTTTACTATATATATATTATTTGGATTGATTAATTTATCATATTGAATCTGAATTATATTTTTTTTTCCAGAATCAGAAACAGAATATGGTAAACACATTTCAAATCCACATAAACTTTGAGCTACACTAATTTTTTGTTTTGTTACCAAATTATAATTTGATTTATTTATTTTATATGTGGAATCTGGTTTGATATTTAACATAATTACTAAATCACCTGTTAAATTATCATATTTTTTACCTTTGCCCTCGAAAATAATCGGTTTATTTATTGGTGTTGTTGAATCTAATTCCAATGTAATATCAAATTTTTCCGTATGTTGTTTGCGTTGGACTGAATTAATAACCTCTCTTTGCAAATTTAATTTTTTCTTATAACCATTCTCATTTAAAATATCGGATAAACTAATACTAATTTGAACAACATCTCTTAATTTCTGTTTTATCATCATTTCTTGCATCATCTCATTATTCATTCTCTGTTCATCTTGTTCATCTGTAATTCCATATCTATCATATTTGTCTCTAGATTCTGGATTGATTAAAATATCTTTGGCTTTTGTTAATTGTTGAAATTTTTCAGTTGCAAGTGGATCATCTTTATTTTTATCAGGATGTAATTTAACAGCTAATTTTTTAAATTTCTTTAGAATAACATCTGTTTCTGTATCTCGTGGTACATCCAAAATATCATATGGATCAAATTTTTTATTTGTAGTATTATTTGCGTAATTTTTTGTAGACATTCTATTTAATTATATGGATAATTAAATAAATAAATGAATAAGTTTTATATTGATTTAAAATAATTGATAAAAATTTGATCCATATGAAATTATTAATTTACTGATAAAAATGGATGACTCATAAAATATATATATTTAGCATCTATTGTGCCATTATCTAAATTATTATCAGTATTTGATTGTGTGAATTGTGTGGATTGTGTGAATTGTGTGGATTGTGTGAATTGTGTGGATTGTGTGAATTGTGTGGATTGTGTTTGTTTTTTCTGTTTAATTTCATCTATATAATAACTAAAATATAAACCCAAAGAATATTTAATATTATTGATATATTTTATGGATTCTTTGTATATTTTATTATTATTTTTTACTAATTCAACGTCATCATTAGTAAAATCATAATCATATGATGCTACAATTGTAAAATTTTCTCTATTCATGATGAAATCTTTTTTATTATCATAAGATATTAATTTAATAGTATAAGTATTATTTGGTGATATTTCAGGACTAAATTCGATATCTCTAACTATCTGAAAAATAGTATTATTATCTGAAATAAATGTACTACCCGAGAAAAATCTTTTTGTATTGGTTTCAACTAATAGGGCGAATGTTTTATTACTCATCTTAATTTATTAAGAATCTAATTAAGTCTTATCATATTAAAATCTTAATTTATTCAACTTTTTTAACGTCCACTATAATTATGTATCTTATGATCAATTATTTGTTTATAAATTATATCGAATAATTCATCTCTATCTGATATTGCATCTAATACGAGTGTACGTATATCTACTGTATCACTACATGTATGATAACTAAATATTTCAGAATTTTTTAATAATTGATTATCCGTTATATTATCATGGGTACTATTATCTATTTTGTATTTTAAATCAAAATTTGCACATTTTAAACCTGTTGTTAATTCAGAAAAGTGTTTTAATAAGTTAATGTCATCTTTTTTTGCTTCAAAAAAATCTTTTAATCTGGGTTCAGACAAATTTTTAATTATCCTATTATAATAATCATTGTCACATTTATAATATATATTTATATTTATATTAGGGACATCATAAATAGCTCCGAAACCAGTATCTGCTTCCATTAATCCTGATATAAATAATTCTTCTGCATTAAAGTCTATTTGAACTTCATAACTATCTGTTCTTTTCAAACTATCTGTTCTTTTCAAACTATCTGTTCTTTTCAAACTATCTGTTCTTTTCAAACTATCTGAACTGTCTGAAGATTTTAGTTTTGCTTTTGTTAAAGTTATACTTTTGTACATTTTATCTATTTCATTTTTTTCGTCGATTGATAATGGTATCTTTTTGTTTTCAAGATATTTTATGTTTGATTCAAGTTCATCTATATGTCTTGTTAATCGAATTGCTGTAAATTTTTTATTTAATTCTTTTTCTTCTGCTTGAGATATTTGTTTTTTTTTCTCTAGAAATTTGTCTAATTTTAAGTTTAGATCCTCTATTTTTTTTATTAATATTTGATTTTCTGATACCTTTGTTCTATTATTTTTGCTTATAATTGTTTCTATTGTTTGTTTTATATCTGGAGTATCTTTTATATCATGAAATGATGGCATGGCTTCTATTAATTTTTTTAATTTTTTATTTTCTTCATCTATTAACTTAATTTTTAATTCATTAGTTTCAGTTATTTCATCAATTGTATTTTTAATTAGATTAATTGATGAAATGATATTATATTTTTGAACCATATCATAATTATTTATTAACCAAGCAATACTCTTATGAAATTTAAATGGAATCCACAATCCTAAAATAATCATTCTACCAATCATAAAACCATTGTATTCGGTTACGGTAGGCGAGTGTGGTATAACACCAGTTGAACTCGAAACTAAATTGGCACGAATTTTAGAGATTGCTAGCAAATGGAATGCTATTATTCTAATAGATGAAGCAGATATTTATATGGAACAAAGACAAACATCAGATATTGTCCGCAATGCAATGGTTGGTATCTTTTTGAGACTTTTAGAACGTTATCAAGGTATTATGTTTTTGACAACAAATCGTGCTACAGAATTGGATGAGGCTTTCAGAAGTCGTATTAGTATAATCATTGGTTATAAACCATTTGATGTTGAAACTAGGATCAAAGTTTGGCATAATCTATTGAAGGCTGCTAATATGGATTTAGATATTTCAACTATAACTGAAATGTCAACTAAATATAATATTAATGGTAGACAAATCAAAAATGCAATTAGATTAATCCAATGTTTAAGACATGATAGAGATAAAAATGGATTAGAACAAATTTTAATTAGGGATGATTTTTCAGAAGTATTTGAATTAATTTAATAATTAATTACAAATCAAGATTCACATATATTTTATAATCATTATTTTATAAATTTGTTTAAACAAAATATATGCTATAAAATTAAATGAACAAAACTAATTATAATATTTATAAATTTATACAAATTTTACATAATAATAAAATTACAACTCAATCCGATTCAACTAAATCTGACCCAACACAATCCGATTCAACTAAATCTGACCCAACACAATCCGATTCAACTAAATCTGAGCCAACTCAATACGATCCAACTCAATCAAATATAATAATTCCATCTATTTTATCATATGAAGAGATTAAAACCTTTTTCAAGGAAGTATATTGTCCATTAAATGGAATTAATTATAATAAGTATAATTCATTTATAAAAAGTAATAATATAGATGAAAATGAAATCAATAATATTTTAAATAATATTGGTATTATTAAACCAATTGATCCAAATATAATTAATTTAATAATTAATACATCAAATGATTTTGATAATAAAACATATGATTTTAATCAGTTTAATTATCTATATTTGGATATCAAAAATAAATTTCCAAATTATCCAATTGATAGAAAAGTTATCAAAGAATATTTAGATCTATATGGAAATAATTTTAATCCAACAAATAAACTAGAATCAAATAATAAATATACTATTGATGATCTCTTTATTGATTATTATCAAGAGGAATTAATTAAAAATCTCCTAACCAAATATAATTTTATCAATTCTGAGTTCTTATTTATTGATAATTTAAGTGATTTGATTAATGAGTTTTACCAAATTAATTATGAGAAAATTAATCAAACAAATACATATCCACTAGAATTATTATTAAATAATATTAATAGTTTCTTTAATATTGATATTTTCTCATTTAAAAATGATTTTATTGAACTGGAACCACATACTGAACTAAATTATGATAATTTTTATACATTATTAACTTTCAATAAAGAAAAAATACCAAATTTATCTAATAATATGCCAACTAATTATGTTGAATTAATAAAATATTTTAAACATAATCTATCAGATAAAAATTTTATAGTTCCATCAAAAAAAATATTTAAATTTGGTGTGAAAATTTTTTTGAGTAAATATTTGGTCAAGAATAATTTATCTATAAAAGATGATACCTATTATAAAATCATTGTCAAACAATTAAGATATTATGGTTTGTTCATTAATTTAGAACCATATAAAATAAGTATCAACAAAGATAAATTAGATATGGCTTATTTGGTTCGGTCTGATTTTTTAAATGAAAAAAAAATAAAAGAAGAGAAATATCAACAGTCATTATTAGTCAAATCTCATAATGCAAAAATAAAAGAAATTGAGGATAAATTAAACATATATAATAATTATCAAACTAAGATAAAGGAACTTCCAATTACAATTAATGATCTCAAACAAAATCTTCTAAAAGTTCAAACCAATTATAATAAATCAAATAATATCATTAAATCATTAATAACATCAATTAAAAAAATGGAAGATCCATATATAGATGTTATTAATAAATTAAAAGAAGTTTTAAAATCAGAATCAAATAATGATTCAAATTATTCAAATGATCTAAATGATTTGTATAATAAATACAAATCTCAATATAAAATATTAATATTAGCAAATGACAAAATTAATCTGATAAAAAAAGAAATTTCAATTGCAGAAAAAAATTTACTAACCTATACACAAATTGACAAGGATAATATTCAAAATCTAATAAAATCATTAAAAAATGAATATGATACAATCTGTTTAGAATTAGACAAAATGGGTATTAAGTATAAAAATATCTCATTTGATTTAGATACATTAAATATTAAATCCAATCAATCTAATATATCTAATATATCTAATATATCTAATAAATTAAATATGAGTAAATTTTCATTTCTTAATCAAATATTAAAGTCTAAATAAATTTGCTCCTAATAATAGTGCTCCTAATAATAGTGCTCCTAATAATATTATCTCATATATAAAAAAAATGAAATTTTTTTTATTTCTGTGATCAATCTATTAGTTTGATATTTTATCGATCTTCGCTACCAACATTCATCCAATATCAACTAGATGAGTCTTGACAAGTCTATTGGCCTTAATGCATTACTCAATGATGATATTAGTCTTAAAGATCTTATATCTATTTTGACATCACTAGCTAATAGTGGTGAGTTTAATCCATCAAATTTTCGTCAATTTTTGTCAACCTTGACAGTAAATGAGGCTTCGAAAGTGATTGAACGCCTACAATCTATTGGTGTAATTTTAACAAGAGTTGATGTTGATATTCCAGATCCAGATAACTTAATTATGATCCTTGTTGCCTGTTTTAAACATATGATTCGCCAAAAAGAGGTGGCAAAATATGGTATCATTTTGCCACCTCTTGCCATCTTTTTGATTGGACGTCCTGTATCTATTCTGCTAAGTGCAAAGAAGATTCAATCTGAATCAGATACAGATCCACAATTTGTAATTGAATATATTGTTGATGACGAGATTCAAAACAGGATCATTCATCTTGCTACATTTCTAGCTGAATATTTGGTTCAGAAGCCTGATGAAATTTTTGATCAAGATATTAGTGGTTTGGTTCATAATTTTTCGGCTGCTAGAGTTAGGGCTTTCTTGAATGCATGTCAGATTCCAGATAATATTTATAAGATTTTTGATGGTGGGATCGCCCCATATGCATGTCTGAATCCAGCTGCTCATTCACCAGACTATTTGTTCATTTCTAATATGTCATGTAAGACATGCCCTGTGACAATGCCTAAGGATCTTGATTCTATTACCGATCATATTCGCACACTTACATCGGTTGTAAAGCGTAAAGAGTTTCTTACACATATTCTTACACAACCATCTCAAGAGATGAGGCGAATGGGTACTCAACAAGACTATTATGATTTAGTCACAAAGGATTTTCCAAACTGTTTGATTTCATGTTTGGTTGGTGGACCATTGACTGGTCATCTTGAAACCCATATACTTTTTCCGACTCTGATTGATAAGGTTACTGAGTTTAGAGCGATGTTAATGGCCCATACAGGTAAAGCTAATTTGTTCGGAAATAATTTTAATATTATGGTTGATCCAAAAGCCACAATTGAAATGCTCAGAGTGTTTCAATCACTTGGTATCCAGATAGTGTGTGTGTCATCCGAGACATGCAAGACACCCGTGTATACTGTGTCTGGACCAGAAGTTCGAAGCATTTCAAGTCAATCTGGTCCTATTAGTTTTGTTGGAGCAATTATTGATCAGTGGACTACTATCAAGGGTAGTGTTCAGCCATGTTATGATGCAACAGTTGTTGAGACAATTAATGATTTAGTTAGATCAGTTGATGTTGTTCCAATTCGGTACGAATGGACTCAAAATCCTAAGGTTCAAATGAGTCAAATTCCTGGCTTGGAAAATACTGGATTATCAATTACTTCAAATGGCCCTGCTCTGACTCCTGACTCGATATATGCTCCAGGTGTTTACATTACTGGGACTACATTTACTGATAAGGCTAGGGATTTGTTCCTAGATCTGTTTAGGATGCTCGCTTAGGAAACTCATTTATGATGATCGTATAGGATGCTCTTTTTAGGATTGAAATTTTGATTTATTATTTGATTTAGTATTTGATTTAGGAATTCTTCGATTTGCTTTGCTCATCTCCGTTATAAGTCCGTATTTTATTTAGTATCTGGACTTGAATAAAAATTGAATAAAAATTGAATAAAAATTGAAGAAAAATAATATAGTTGTCATAATATTTATTATTACTAACTACTTTATTAAATAATGGCACATTCTGTTATTGTTATTAAGTTTGAAGCATGGCAATACCAGTTAGATTGTATTGAAAAAAAGATATTTGTTATAAATAGTTATTTGATTCCAACTACATTCAAGCCAGAGCATTATCAACAACTTGAAGATTTAATCTGGAATGCAAGTAATGATGGTACTATAAACAAGAATCTTAGAAGCATGGAAGAGATAACTACAGTCGATAAAGGACTTAGATCAGTTGGGAAAGACCATATTAAGGTGGTTGAAATTAAGTTTGAACAAGCTTATCACAATGATATTATCAATCTTCAATCAATTGAAGCCATTATAACTCCTTTTTATGATAAAAACTTTTGTGTAATTTGTTTGAGGTGTTCAAATAAAACAGAAAATATTAATTATTATCATCCATTTCCAAAATCTAATACTGACCAAATAAAAGAATCAGAATTGATTGATGAATTAATTGATGAATATAAAAAGCTATATCCTAAATATACTATTAAGCTAGTATCTTTTCATGATACTAGCTTAATTATGAATGATCCAGATAAAAGAAAATTTTTTAAGTACTCGACGCCATCTTATAAAGAGATTAAACCAATTCCTAACTCATATGAAGTACGAATTGCAGAACTGGAAGCAGAAATTGATAGATTGAAAGAAATTATTTCTACAAATAATATTATTTATGAAGGTAAATAATATTATTTATGAAGGTAAATAATGAGCTACAAATATTTTTATTTATGATTGATCCCCAACAAAAAATTGAAATTAATTTTTTTGTTGGGGATCAATTATTAAACTCAAATCAAAAAGAGCAACAAATGGCATCCGACAAAAGATACTCTTGCACTATAGAGTTGGATATCTGTTCTCCTGCTAAACGTCGTACACCTGAATG